TTTCCTGCTGGAAATCCTTTCGATACTGCTACTCGTGGCAAAACTTCTTGCTTTATGCGAGGATATTCCGAACAACTTCGTTTTCGCACGCAAAATGGCACTGGCTGGCGCTGGCGCCGCATTGCTTTTACGGCTAAGCTGGGTCCTACTCTCGCTGAGTCATTTGATGGGACCGTTCCAAATCGTCTTTTGACTTCCACTGGTTATGTCCGTACGATGGCGTACATGGCCAACCCTGACATATTTTATCCAATTCTTTTTGCTGGCGAGCAAGGTCTTGATTGGCTCGATCCAATGACCGCGAAAGTGGATAATTCCCGCCTCACTCTTAAGTCCGATGTTACCCGATCGATTTCTTCTGGAAATGAGGAGGGTGTCGATAAGGTTTTCAAGCTCTGGCATCCAATGAATGCCACTCTTGTTTACAATGATGATGAGGCTGGTGGAGAAGAAGCATATTCTTCGGTCTCCGTTTTAGGAAAGGCTGGAATGGGAGATTACTACGTCATCGATATTATTCAGTCAGGTGTTAATGCAGGTGGGTCTTCTGCATTAGTTGTTGAGGCTGAGTCTACTCTTTACTGGCATGAACGATAGGTTCTTCCAGTCTAATGAAAATACAATTTGCCTCAAGCCATTCCACTTCGTCCGCTCTTACCCCGAATTCTTGTCTCGGGTCTTCGTTGTTAATCCATATTGAGGGCTTCCCCCAATCTACCAATTTCTTGCCCTTGTACTTGTCTGTGACGTAGAATTGTTTCTGGTGTCCTAGCCAGAATTTGTATGCAGGCAGAAATTTGAGCCCTCCAAAATCGTCGAATACGGCGTATTCCGCCTCGTTGATATCTTCATCCATGGAGAAGAGGCCCCCAAAGTATGCATGGTTGCCTAGTGACCTTGCCCACAATGTTTTTCCGGTCCGTGTCGGGCCGTACAGTACTAATGACTGTCCTCGCACTGTATAAGTTAGTATACATCCAAGCTCAGGTTCTGGATCAGGCGACCTCGAGGGTAGGCGCTGCGGCGTGCCGAGGTACGAGGTGGTAGCCATGGAGCCTTGGCGACTGCAGCCGGACCGACGGTAAAGACTTACCTCCTGGCGAGTATCCTCGCAAATTTCTTGTGACCCAATCAGACAATTCCTCCATTCCGCTAGTGTCGAATTCAACTTCCTCCGGAGTGCAGTAGGGGTCACGTGACACTCGGTAACGATGTTCCGCATAAGCTCTGCACTGAGTGAATGATCGTACCATCGCACAAGGATCCAGCTCTGCAAGTAATCTCCAAAACTCGTCAGAACTCTTTGCCGATGTAATCTCAGTCCATCTGTCATGAGAAGATTGAAGTCGATCTCCACCTGATTCTGTGGGTCTCCCAAGTCCACCTGCAACGACGTCGCCGTCCTTGATTGCATAATCATAGCCAACCCACGGCTGGCCTCTAGATTGTTCGATGTTTGGGTGGCATCCCCCAACATCAAAGATACGTGTGTTCCTCGAACGGAATTGCTTTCCGAAGTCGATGAAAGCGTGAAGGTGAGTTCCGAGATCAGCGTGAGACTCTCGGCCAATGATACACTCTGCGCCAAGCGTTGAGAAATGATCAGACACTGCAAACGCGTCGAGGTCTGCGCACTGCGCGTACGTGATGAGTGCATAACGGGCTTGGAATCTGAAAGATGACATAAGCTGGGTTTTCTTGCTGTTGGACTTTAATGTTATAGTCCAACAGCAAACCCAACCCGGGTTTGCTCACCTATAAATACCTACCCTCTCCCCCTTTTTGTTTGTTCTGTATCCACCCAAATGGCGGTCAGATCTTCTCGTCGGAATCCCTTTGCGGGGCGTCGTCCTGCACGTCGCAATCGCCCCACTCGCACTACCAATCGTCGTCGGCGCTATTCTAAGCGAAGACGCACTACTCGACGCAAGCGTTCCACGATGTCACGTCGATCCATTCTCAATGTTACGTCGGTCAAGAAGCATGATAAGATGCTTACGTGGTCTACCACGAATGGCGATGGTTCCGCTCGTACGATGGCACTCGGACCTCTTGTTTTGCTTGGCCAGGCAGTCGCCCAGGGCAATCTTCATGCCGCCTATTTGATTCCTTTTTCTCCTACTCAGCGTGCTCCGATTACATCGACAGTTGGGTTTCCTGCTGGAAATCCTTTCGATACTGCTACTCGTGGCAAAACTTCTTGCTTTATGCGAGGATATTCCGAACAACTTCGTTTTCGCACGCAAAATGGCACTGGCTGGCGCTGGCGCCGCA